TATCAATTTGTTCTGATGCATTATTAATGCTTGGAGCAAGTCCTATATCATCGTTTACCGAGGGGACAGACGAGGCTAACATATGCGACAGTTTATACAAAGATATTAAGATTAAGACTCTAGCAAGTTATCCTTGGTCTTTTTCATTTAAGAAAGTTCAGTTAGCTAGATTAATTACTACGCCTACAACTGAATACAAATACGAATATGCACTACCTGCTGATATGATAGGTACACCAAGAAAGGTGTTCATTAGTAGTACACAGGGATCAGTGCCACAAAGAGAATATAGATTAGTTGGTGGTAAGTTATTATCTAACTATGAAGAAGTGTATGTTGATTATCAATATGCAGTAGAAGAATATGAAATGCCACATTACTTTGTGCAAAACATGAAGTATCAATTAGCATGGCACTTAGCAATGCCTATTACAGACCAATTAGAAAAGACTGATTACTGGAGAACAGTAGCACAAGGCACTCCATCAGAAAATGGTCGTGGTGGTTACATGCGCCAAGCTATGAACATAGATGGGCAAGGTCAACCAACAAACGGAATACAAGACTTTACACTTATTGATGTGAGGTACTAATGGCACGCTTTGTTAGCATGCAAACCAACTTTACTTCTGGAGAGTTAGATCCTCTTGTCAGAGCTAGAATAGATATAGAATCCTATAACAATGCACTAGAAACAGCAAAAAATGTTATATGTCAGCCACAAGGTGGCGTTACTCGTAGACCTGGCACTAAATTTATAAATGAACTTACAGGAACTCCAGCAAGTGGCGTTAGATTAGTAGCGTTTGAGTTTTCTGTAGATGATAGTTATATGTTGTGTTTTACAAACGACACTATGTTTGTATACAAAAACAAAGCATTAGTACATACAGAAGCTAGTACAGGAATTACTAGCGCTTTTTTAGACAAGATGTGTTGGACACAATCTGCTGATACATTAATTATTGTGCATCCAGATCTAGCACCTAGAAAAATAGTTCGTGGCGCATCAGATACTGATTGGACTGTTAGCACTATATCATTTGATTCTATTCCTAAATACGCATTTACTATTGTTATATTTGATACAAGTTCTGCTGGTCACTTAACACCAAGCGATGTTTCAGGAAAAGTTACTTTAACTTCACAGCATTCTATATTTACAGCTGCTCATGTTGGGCAGTATATTAATGTAGTACCACAAGGTCGTGCAAGAATTGTTGAGGTTACAACAGGCACAACAGTTAATGTTGTAACAGAGTTTCCATTCTTTGATACATCACAAATAGCTAATGCTGATTGGGAACTAGAAACAGGTTATGAAGATGTATGGTCAGCAACAAAAGGATACCCAAGAACAGTTACCTTTCATCAAGGACGATTATATTTTGGTGGTAGTAAGTCAAGGCCATCAACAATATGGGGATCGAAAGTAGCATTATTTTTTGATTTTGAAGCAGTAGAGGGATTAGATGATGATGCAGTAGAAGCTACCTTAGATACCAATACTTTTAATGCTATTACGGATATTATCTCTGGTAGGGATTTACAAATCTTTACCACTGGTGGTGAGTTTGCTGTCCTCCAAGATAATATATCAGCTATAACACCATCTAACTTTTTCTTATCTACTACCTCTCGTAATGGATCGAAAGAAGGTATACGAGTAAAACAATTAGAATCAGGCATCTTATTTATACAAAGACAAGGTAAAGCATTATCTACTATAAATTATTCAGACACTACACTATCTTATCAAACAGCTAAAATATCATTGTTAAGCGGTCATTTATTAAAAGATCCTACTAACATGGATATTAGGCGTGCAGTAGCTACAGATGAAAATGATTTATTATTAATAACGAATGCTACTGATGGCAGTATAACTGTTTACTCATTATTACAATCACAAAATGTTATAGCAGCATCTGAGTTTACAACAACAGGATCATTTATAGATGTAGGTGTAGACATTACAGACATATATACAGTGGTTAAAAGAACAGATAGTGGTTCAGATAAATACTATGTAGAAGTATTTGATGATGATTCTTTAACTGATTGTGGCGTAGTAGGGACAACATCTACAACTGCTAACATGGCACACCTAGAAGGACAAACAGTTAATTGTATTTCAGATGGCTATGTAGAGGCAAATCAAACAGTACCAGGAGGAGGCACAGTTACTTTCACTAACCCACCAACTGCGAGTTCAGAGTGTGGATTACCTATTAGCATACAGATAACAACTATGCCATTAGAAACTAAAATGCAATCAGGCACAAGAATAGGATTTAAAAAACGAATAGTAGAAGTCAATGCTTTATTGTTTGAAACACAGAACATAGTCATTAATGGTAATTTAGTTCCAATAAGAAGTTTAGGATCTGGAGCATTAGATACAGCAGTAGCAGAGTTTACAGGGACTAAAGTCTTACATGGTATACTTGGGTATAGCAATAGTGGACAAATTACAGTAACACAGAGTGCGCCATTAAAGCTTACTTTATTGGGTTTAGAATATAAAATATCGGTTTATCAAGGAACATAGGATATGAGCGGAGCAGTTAAAGTAGCACTACCTTTGGCATTAACAGCAGGGGCAATGTACGCAACAGGAGGTGCAGCAGGGGCAGGAGCAGCAGGTGCGGGAGGGGCATATACTGGCTCAACATCTATGATGACTACTCTAGCAGCAGGTGGTGGTGGTGGCGGCGGATTACTTGCTGGTTTTTCAAGTGCATTATCATCTATGACTCCGTTTCAAATGCTTGCAACAGGAACTTCTGTATTGCAAGGAATAGGTGCTTTATCTCAAGGCAATCTAATGCAAAGTCAATACGACTTACAAGCTCAACAAGTGCAAGCTCAAAACGAAATAAACAAACTTAATTATATTAATGATGCTAATGAAAAAGCAAGAAGATTGATGGCTGTTAATGCCTCTGCTCTTGCGGCTGGATATGCAGGTGGAGTTAATGGTTTAGATGGCTCAGTTAAATTAATTATGAAAGAAAACGAAAAAGAATATATAAGTGATTTACAGATGGCAGAATTTAACCAACTAAATAATGATAACTTTGCTGATGCTGAATCATCATTGTTAAGAGCTGCGGGTGACTCAGCTGCATTTGGATCAAAGGTAGAGGCTTTAGGATATATTGGGAGCGCAGCAAAACTATTTGAAGAATCAAGGATACCAACATAATGGCTCAACTACCTACATATAAAAAGATGACTCCAACATACGAAGGTATTGCTGGAATAACGGATGTTGTTATTAGACAAGAAAATATTACAAGTCAGCGTATTAATAGATTTCTAGATACTGCAAAAACAGAGTTTCAAGCAAAGGCAGTTGAGTACGCTACAGATAAAGCTGTTGAAGATGCAATAAGAAACCCAATTACTGCTGAACAATTAGATCAGGCTATGGATACTGGTGGCAATCCAGTAGAAAGTTACTTAAAAGGCGGTACTGCTTACAATGAAGCTATAACTAAAGTAATAGGTCAACAAGTTGCTGGTGAGCTTAGTATTGATTTAAATAAATACAATGCTGATGTTTTAGAGCAAGTAAGGACAGGACAAATAGCAAACTCAGAAGAGATGCTTGCTAAGTTAAAAGAGCCTATTCAAGCTCAAATAGAATTCTTTGCAAACATAGATCCAAAACAAGCTCAATCTTATGGATCGAAAGCAACTGCTAATGCACACAATGTTTATTTACAAGGCGATCAAATATTTAAAGGGCAACAACAAAAGCAAGCAGAAGCTAATGCTTTAACAATGATTGCGCAAGAAAAAGACAACTATAGTAATTTTTTAAAGAACTACCCAGATGCTACTAACGAACAAAAAGAAATGTATAGACAAGCAGTAGAAAAGACTGCTGTTGATACAAGTCTTAGTATGACTAGAAATCAACTAGAGCTTACTAATGTATTAAAAGGTGAATTAAAAACTATAGATAATATGGATGTAGCTAAAAAAATTGCTGTTGCATACACAGGCAACGACATTGGTGAAGTGCTTAATGATTTAGATAAATATGATGCTACTAAAAGAAAATACAGTGGAGATACATTAAATCCAGAGCAACATCAACTTGCAGAATATTATCAAAATATGGATGCTGAAGAGCAAGCTAATTTTAAAAGCTTAATTAATGCTGAGTTAAAAATTGCAAACTCAGGGTTAAAAGAAGTACAGAGAAAAGTTAAAGAAAATGTAAAAGAAAGCAAAGTTTACATTGACACTTTTCAACCTATTCCTCAACAGTTAGTAGATAAAATTAATAAAAACATTGATGTAGATTCAGATGTGTACACTGCATGGCAAACATTACAAAAGTTTTCAGACAATATTGAGATTTATAACGCAACTCCGTATGTTGAATTAGTAGATAGTTTAAATGCTGCGCAACAAGACATGATGGATATTACTAAAGTAAAAACTCCAGAAGAGTTAGGAACATTTGATTTACTTAATAGATATGTAAGTAATATTAATAGTGCTTTTAAAAATGATCCTGTAGGCACTATGATTAAAAGAGCAGGGGTGAGTGAGCCTTTAGATTTTTCTAATCCTGATCAATTGATAGAGCAAGTACAAACAAGAGAAAAGCAATTAGGTACATATGGGCCATTGTATGGATTAAGTGAAGCACAATATACTGCAAACATTATGACTAAATCAGAAGTTAGTGGATTTGTTAGTGCATACATGAATGGCGATGGAGCAACAAGAGTTGCTTTATTACAAACAATAGATAAAGGATTTGGAGATAGTAACTCACAAGCATTAATGCAATTAGTTAATGGTGGATTGCCATCAACAGCAGAGCTATCATCTTACTTTGGTGATCCTGTACTTACTGAAAAGTTAATTAGTTTCGATAGCAAAGAAAAACGAGATGATTTGAACGCATTTGCTAAAGACAGAAACACAAGTTATGAAGCTATTAGAAAGCTTGTAAGAGAAAGATTAAAAGATTTTGAAGAGGTAGTTATGATTGGTAGTAATTTTAATACGACTGTAGCAACTAAAAAATTAGACACTATTGTAGGTACTTTAAGTTATCTTGCTATTCAAGAAATGCAAACAAACCCTGGATATGATGAAGGTGATGGAGCAAAGGCTGCGGCAGATTTAGTAAACAACGCTTTTACTTTAGAAAATGATTATTACATACCTAATATTTATAATGGTCAATCAACAAACCCAGAGCAGATTGCAGCAAAAGCTAGTTTAATTAAAGACCATTACTTACAAGATTTTAATCCTGTTGCTTTTAGATCAGATAATCCAGACATTACTGATGAAGAATATAATGAAGAAATGAGAAATCAGATGATTGAGAATGGTGTATGGCGTAATAGTGCTGATGGAACTTCTTTAGTGTACGGCATTGTTTTACCATCAGTAGGATTTACACCAATAGAAAATGATCAAGGACAATTGTTAAGTTTTAAATTTAATGATTTAAGTTACATCTTACCTAATACTAATGTAGTGTTGGATACTTCAAAAGCTAAATTTGATATGTTTAATCCAACGCCAGATCCATTTTAATAGGAAGATAATATAGTATGGCTCAAATAGGGTTTGGATTAAATACCTTTGATGGCGGTAAAGAAGTTGGATACGATTACTATGAAACTTCTTTTGCTGACACTATGGGTGCAGTTGCATCAGAAACTTGGGCAAGAAATCCTTTATCATCTTTATCTACTTTAGGTGAATTGCGTACAGCAGAACAAAAGAAAGAAAGTCCTTTAGTTCCAAGAGATGATTTAAACAAAGAGTATTCTAACTTAGGGTTATTCTTTGAAGAAGATGAATATCAATCTGTTGTTGATATTATGGTAGAAGAAAAGAAATTAGAAAGAGCAAGGCAAGATATTATTAATAGAGGCCCAAAAGGATTTGGAGTAGGGGCAGCTAAGTTTGGTGTAGGTTTGGGTGTTAGTATGCTTGATCCTATTAATGTAGCATCTGCATTTATTCCTGTGTTTGGACAAGCTAGGTTTGCAAGTTTGGTAGCACGCCAAGGATTTGGTAGGGCAAGAGCAGTAAGAGGTGCAGTAGAGGGTGCTGTTGGTGCAGCATTAGTAGAGCCATTTATTGGATATGCAGCAAGTGAAATACAAGCTGACTATGGATTAGCAGATAGTTTTTTAAATGTTACTTTTGGTTCTATCATGGGTGGTGGATTGCATTTTGGAGGTGGTAAGTTAAAAGACATTTATACTACTAGAAAACTAAGAAATAAAATAAGAGAAGGTAGAGAAAAACTTGGAATAGAAAGTTCCAGAGATATGGAGATTAATCTTTACAAAGCTTACTATCCTGAAGATTCTGCAATTATGAGGGATTTACAAAAAACAGATCCTCAAACAAGAGAGCTGTTATTAAGAAAATCAGTTAATGATTTGTTGTTAGAAGAGCCTGTTGATGTTGCTCCTATTGTAAATTCAAATGAAACACTTAAACAATCATCAGACATGCCTGGGCCAAGCAATACAAAAGTTCAGACACAAAATGAAATACCTCAAAAAGATTTAAACACAGTTGAAAAGAATACAGTCAATAAAGAAGATGTAGATTTAGATACAGAGATAGATAGTTTATCTGCAAGATTAGAAGAGCAAAGAGAAAAGACAGCAGATTTACGATTTGATCAAGATAGAATAGAAATTACAAAAGTTACAGATGAGTTAGATCAAGCTAATGCTAACCCAAAAGACTTAAATGAAGCAATTGTAGATGCAATTAACTGTATGAATGGAAGATAACTATGGCTAAAAAAAATACCTGTTTAGTAAGATTACAAGGAATGCTAGACAAATCTTCTATTGGATTTGTTGAAAAAGACGAAATAATGAATGCAATTAAGCTTGCTCAATCAGAGTTAAAACTTAATAGTATTGATGAGATTAATGTAGATGCAGTTGCCAAAGATGTACAGTCACAAATTATATTACAGAAAAAGATTAATAAACGAAATGCTATTGAAGATGAAATCAAAGGTAGAGAATTAGTTGATTATGTATTAAGAGAGTTTCCAGAAAATCCAGATGAAGGTTTAACTGCTATATTAGTAGGTTCTAATGAACAAAAAACAGGAGCAAGAGCTTCAGTAGCAGTACAACAACATGCAGCAGTTAATCAAGCTATTAATGGTTTTGTAAAGAAGTTAGCTGATAATAATTTAGAAAATTTATTTGCTAAAGCTGATAAACCTACACAAAGAAGAATTGCAAGAACTATGTTTGAGTTAGGACAAAAGCCAACTAAAGCAGAAGCTGACACAGGGATTAAGCCTGTCATTACAGAAAAAAATCCTGAAATAATTAAACTTGCTACTATTATGCACGAGTATTCTGAAATGATGAGGATTAAGCTAAATGATCGGGGTGCTAATATTGGTAAAATTTGGGGTTATGTAGTTAGGCAATCACATGATCCATATTCAGTTAGAGCTGCTGCTAAAGTTTTAGGTGATACAACTACAGAAGCTGATCCTAGCATTGAAAGTAAGTGGGATAAAAATTACAATAGAAACTATAAAGCTTGGAAAAATTTTGTCATGGAAAGATTAGACCAAGAAAGAACATTTGCTTCAACACAAGATATTGATGAATTTATGATTGCAGCATACAATTCTCTTGTAAAAAATGACAATTTAAAATCTGATGGTGCTGAATTTGCATACAATGCAAAAGCAACAAAAGATATAGGTAAATCATCACAAATGAAAAGAATATTGCATTTTAAAGACTCTGATGCTTGGTTTGATTACAATGAAAAATTTGGTATGGGTAATTTAAATGAGTCTTTCTTTTCAGGATTAACTTCTGTTGGTCGTAATTTAGGCATTATGGATACATTAGGCACAAAGCCAGAAATGAACTTTGAAAAAATTAGGAAAGCAGTTTCTTTGCGTTTAAATCAATCAGGGAGAGATGCTGGAGCAGTAGCAGAAAAAAAGTTTTACAAGTTTTTAGATGTGGTTACTGGCAGAATATACGAAACAGGAAGTTTTACTGGAGCAAAGTGGGGTGCAATTACTCGTGCCATTGCTAGTATGGCAAAGCTAGGTGGAGCTGTAGTTAGTGCAGCAGCGGATTTGGCTCAGTATGGCGGAGAAATGAGGTATCAAGGTAGATCCTTTTTTGGCGGCATGGGTGAAGCAATGGGGTCTTTAGCTAAAATAAAGAATAAAAAAGATAGAAAAGATATTGCTCAAATGCTAGGCATTATGTTTGACAATAGTATCTATGATGTATCAGGTAGATTTCAAGTTGGCGATAGTATGTCTAAGGGATGGACTAAGGCTCAAAGAACATTTTTTAAATACAACTTACTTTCTTGGTGGACAAACAATTTAAAAGAGAGTGCTATGCTTGGCATGGCTAATTACTTTGCTAAACAAAAGAATATAAAATTTGATGATTTAAATCCTGGCTTAAAGACTTTATTTAAACAGTATGATATTAATTCTACAAGATGGAACATCATTAGAAATATTGCTATGGAAAAAGCTGATGATGGTACAGAGTTTATAAACATTGCGTTACTAGATAAGATTACAGATAGCGAAGCCAAACTAATATCTGGACTAGATAATCCAAGTCCAAGAGAATTAAGAAACATTAAAGATAGTTTTAAAGCATCAGTATCTGGTATGTTATTAGATCGATCAACTTTTGCTGTAATTGAACCTGATGCTAGAGTTAAAGCAACATTAACAAGAAGCACTATTGCTGGAACATGGGGCGGTGAGTCTTTAAGATTTTTTGCTCAATTTAAAGCATTTCCAGCATCTATCATAATGAAAACTTTATCTAGGGAAAAGTCTTTTTTTAAAGCTGGCAATAGTGTAAGAGCAATGGAAGGTATGGCATCAATTATAGTAATGTCTACTTTAATGGGTTATGTATCTATGACTGCTAAAGATATATTAAAAGGGAGAGAGCCAAGAGTCCCTGATGATTTAGAAACAGCTAAGAATATATTTTACGCGGCTTTCTTGCAAGGTGGTGGATTAGGTATATATGGCGATGTGTTGTTTCAAGAAACAAGATCAGGTGGCGACATTGCTGCTAATTTATTAGGGCCAGTACCTTTAAGTGTATTTGATTATCTGCAAGCAATAAAATACGCACTTATTGATGGAGAACCTGGTAAGTCAGGTAAGCTGGCTTATAGAACTACTATAGCTAATATACCATTTTTAAATGTATTTTACACTAAAGCAGCGTTTGATTATTTAATTGGACATAAGATGACAGAGTTTATGAGTCCTGGTGTATTAAAAAGAGTTGAGAAAAGAATGGAGAAAGATTATAACCAAGGATTTCTCTTTACTAAACCATCACAATTATAATTAATATGAGAGATATCATTTAGTAGAATTTAATAAATATTATAGGTAAAATAAGGCAGAGGATTATAAATTATGGCAATTGACATTTCAGCAACAACAAGGCGTATCGTCTATACTGGTTCAGCAGGCACTGGCCCGTATTCTTATGCGTTTAACATATTAGTAAATACTGATCTAGCCGTATACTTTAATGATACAGAGCTAACACTAACTACTGATTATACAGTAGCTATTAGTGCTGATGGTACAGGTAGTGTAACTATTGTTGTAGGTGGTAGTGCAAGAGTTCCAAGCACACCAGATGCTAGTGATCGAATAACTATTGTTGGTGATAGAACCATACAAAGGACTACTGACTTTACGACAGGTGGCCCACTCTTTGCTGCATCACTGAATGATGAGTTAGACAGCCTTACTATCTTTACCCAACAAAACCTAGAACAATCTAATCGATCACTTCGTGCGCCAAACACAGATCCTACTACAGTCAACATGGAGTTGCCTGACAATACAACACGAGCAAACAAAACATTAGCATTTGATTCTACAGGTAATCCTGTTATTGGTGAGCTGATTGGTGACTATCGTGGTGATTGGGCAGCAAGTACAGCATACAACAAGCGTGACTTAGTAAAAGATACATCAACTAGCAACATATTTATGGCTAACACTGCTCATACATCGAGTGGTTCACAACCATTAACAACGAATACTGATGCAGCTAAATGGGATTTAATTGTAGATGCAGCTACGGCTGGAGCAAGTGCAACTGCTGCTGCGGCTAGTGCGACTGCTGCGGCTGCGAGTGAAACTGCTGCGGCATCAAGTGCTACTAGTGCTGCAACATCTGCGACTACAGCAACTACAAAAGCAGGAGAGGCTTCTACATCGGCAACTGGCGCAGCATCCTCTGCTACTTCAGCAACAAGCTCTGCAAGTACAGCAACAACTAAAGCATCAGAAGCAAGCACTTCTGCAACTGCCGCTGCCTCTAGCGCAACAGCAGCCGCTTCATCAGCAACTAGTGCGACTAGTTCAGCATCATCAGCTACCTCTTCAGCATCAACTGCGACAACAAAAGCAAGTGAGGCAAGTGCATCAGCATCAACTGCTACGACAAAAGCAAGTGAAGCATCTACTTCCGCCACTGCTGCTGCTACCTCTGCAACTGCTTCAGCTACATCGGCTACCGCATCCGCTAGTTCAGCGACTGCATCTGCCGCAAGTGCCGCTGCCGCTGCCGCAACTAAAGATAGTATTGATGAGTTCTATCTTGGCGCACAATCATCTAACCCAACAGTAGATAATAATGGTGATGCAGTTACCGCAGGTGATTGGTACTTTAATACAACAAGTAATGAAACAAGAATATACAATGGATCAGCTTGGCAAGTAACAG